CTCAATAACCGCTCTTTTAATATCCTCTCTTACAATGTTTTTTTCTAACTGTTCCATAAATCATAATGTTTTTGTAGGGGTTAATAATCCTGATTTTCTCTTTTGGCCAAAGAACTGATCAAGGGAATCTTTTGCTTCTTCTTTTCTCCGCTCTTCTTCCACACGTTTGTTTGCACGATCCAACATCTCGTCCCTCAAAATTTGCTTAACTGATTCTTCGCTCATGTTGTTAATCTCTTCGTAACTGAAATCTCGCATAATTAGTTAATTTTTAAATTGTTAATACTCTGAATCTATATTAAACCGCTTTAGCTTGCGGTCGTATCTCTTCTCAATAAATCGTTTCCGCTTTTCTGTCGTGGAAAAGTAGAACATTGTCCGGCTATCAACCTTCAGCCTGAACATCTTCGACACGTCCGGGAATTCATACCGGAACGATTTATTATCCTGCTGGTTGATAAGATCAATCTTTTCCATTATGGATTACCTCTCTTAAAAAATCGTCGTAACACTTAATGACAGCATAATGACCGCCAGCAGCTTTTATCCTGGCCTCAACCGCTTTCTGTACGTCAGATTGGCGGTCCCTGCCAATCTTGATCTCAAAATTGTACACCCGGCCTTCATGCGTCACCTGTACATCGGCAATGCCGACCGTCGTTCCTGACTTTCGCCAACGGCCCAATCGTGAATCATATTGTCCTTGGCTATTCTGGCGTTGATAGAAAGCATTATTTATCTTTGCCCATGCCTCTATACATTTTGCCAGTCCGTTAGCCGTATCGTCCCGGAAATGCGGTTTTACCCGGCATTGCGTGGGAATGGTGCTATTACGGTATTTCCATTCGTAATAATCGGATTCCAGCCGTTTCACGCTGTCCGGTTTTATGTACCGGGGTTGGGCCGACTTTTTTGATCGCTGTATTGTTGGAATTAAATTATTCATGTGCTTTTGAATTTTAGGGGGAAAAAATTTTTAGATGGAGTAACCGCCCATTGTTTACACTTTTTAACAGGGGGGGGGTACTCTTCTTTCAAAATAGCATTTTTCAAGTGGCTACTATGGTTATGGGTATTTAGGTGGCTACTGGCTACACCCCCTATATATAGGGGGGTGTGTAGCCGGTTAGACATACCTTGGCTATTGTAGCCGAAAATAGCCGATTGTATCCAGTAGTGTAGCCATTTAAAAAGGAAATTGTTCGCATTCATTATTTACCTCCTTTCCTTTGTAATAGAGCAAGCCAACGCTATTCTCTATGAGGATTCCTGATTCTTTACCCTCCCTAATCCTTCTATTTGCCATAGCTTTCTTAATGCCCTCGTCGACCATAATAGCGTCTCTTAAATCTGTAGAGCGAATAGGCTGAGTATATTTACAAAATATAGCATTAAGATTATCTAATTTATCAGACTTATCAGGAATAGAAGCAAGAACCGGCAAGCCTTCATTATTGACAGCAAAGGCAAAATCATCAACCGCTATATCCCGACATCGTTCTACTGATACAGTTGAGATATCACCATCCGCTCGGACAATAAACAAGGCTTGTGCCTTATTGAGAAAGTTTGTCCCTAAATGGCCCCTTGGCTTATCTCCTCCCGGATTGGTATGTAATACCGTGACAATATGGTTATCCAGTTCTTTAGTTATATCCATGAACATAGTAGCCAGCTTTGCACTTTCAGAGCTATCATTTACATCTAGAATAAGGTCCGCCGCTCCGTCAACAACAACCAAAGAAGGCTGATATAACCGAATAGCCTTATCAGTCAACTCTCGGCGCCGGTCCGGTTCATATTCCCGAAAACAAAGCATTCGAAAGCGTTCCGTTTTCTGATCGGTTGGTAATCCTGCAATCCGGCATACTCGTTTCGCCACTTTCGCCGCATGATATATTGATTGCTCTGTGTCAATCCAGAGAACATTACCTGCATCATTAGGGCTGCTCATGTTCATATACTCATCTGCACATAAATAAGCCCCAACCATAGCAGAAATACAAAATGTCTTACGGCTCTTTGCAGCTCCAACTACGACCGAAAAATCACCTTTAGAAATCATAACCTTATCACCCTGATAAAGAACTGGTGGTGGAGACGGGATATCTGTGCTTAAATCTATTTCGGCTTGTCTCAACAATCTGATATCATCGTCTGCGATATTTACACCGTCTAAACTCGCAGCAATTTTCAAGCCTATAACATTAGTTTCCATATCTCTGGCCCTCCTCATCTGTATCGGAACAAATAAATCCTCCGGCATTCGCCAACCCAACATAGTTATAGTCATATGGCGTTGAGATATCCCAACCAATCAAATCTATAACGGCCGGTTTTGCATGTAATAAATCTGCAACACAAGGCGATAAAGGCAACCACACACAGGCAAAATCTGGGTTGAATTTATGTCGTCGTGCTTCATTGAGTTTCTCCCTTATTAAAGGCATCAAACTTATTGGCTCGCATGATTCAAGAGATTTACAAATGACCTCTAAACGCAGCAGTCTTTCCCGGCGTTTAGTTGTATCTGATTCAGGGTATTTCTTTTCATACCATGAAAGTTCAGAACGCATAAGGTCGATTTCTTTTCTCAATTGCTGCACTGGAGATGTTACTTGTTGTTGTAGTACATCAAAAGCGGATATAATTTCTCCTATATTCATGCCCGGCCCTCCTGAAAGTTTAAGTTTTTTTGTTGAGGTAATGAATTAATCCAATACAATTTACATCCATAAGACAATCTCAAATCTGTTATATTCCAACCAGAACGCCTCAACTCTGATATAACTTTTCGAGCATCATTACTACCAGTAATCATATTGATTTCTCGTGCGGTAAGTTTACGACCAGATAAAAAAAGAGATCGAACGGTTGCACGAATGTGATTTTTTGACCTATCTTTGTCTTCAGTTTTTGGAGTGGCTTCGGTCGCCTTTTCTCTTATATCCATAGTTGAACCTCCTATCTATTTCCGATTTTTCCAGTAACCAGATAATTTGTTGCTTTTTGTTCTATCTCATCATTTGTAGTAACCCTATTCTGCTTCATCCAGTCCTCTATTTCCTTTCTATCGAAATAAAGTTGTTTCCCATTGGGCTTGTAATGCGGAATTTGATGACTGTAAGTAAGTTTGTACAAATGGCTCTTACTCAATCCTGTAAGTAATGCAACATCATCAAAGCAAAGTACATTCTTTGCGGCCAATAGACTATATCGCTCAATCCTATCTAATTGCTGTTTTATTTCTTCTGACATAATACAATAAATTATTTGTTCATGAATGGGGCGTGTACTTTGCCCGTTGCTTTGTAATTACATTGCAAATATCAGAAGGGAAGGAAACAAAAAACCTCCATATAGTCACTACTATAGTCACTATATGGAGGTTTATATCTCTGTATATCTTGTTGTTACTTTCTCTTTGCCGTATCTATAATATCTTTGGTGAATAGATCATCAATTATTTTTAGACTACTTTGATCAGCTTCATACATTTTAACTTGGGCCAATCCTTTTATACCCCATAAATCTTCAAATGTTTTCCATTTTGATTTTATTCCTATTTCCTCACTTGCTAACTCTGCAAACCGTCTTTTTTGATAACTTGTCAATTCTATACACTGATAATCCTTGTCTAATATATTTGCATTTACAGCCCTCTGCAATACTTCCTGTGCTTTTTCTGTATCTAACCCATTCGGGAGATTCAAAGAACAATTTGAATTTATGAGTACGCTCCCCGGGGCAGGATTAAATGTATTATAAACATTTAAACTCCGAGATACAAAGGATAAACTTGACGATATTCTTTTATGCAAAAAATCAAAGAAATAGTACAAAGACTCCATATCAGACAAATACGTTGACTGTAATAGAGTCATGTCTTTTATTTCCAGTTCTATGCTACTTAAATAAAAAGAATAACCAATATGTATAAGATCTTTGTGTGATGGATCAGAATAATAAGGTTCTATAATAAATAAAACTTTACTCAATAAAAAACGAGATTCATCTACGCTATTACTGTTCAGCACAATATCATCTAGTTTCAAATCTGAAATGTTTTTTTCAGATCGTCTACCAACTCACGTAATATATCAACATCATAAACCGTTAAGTTATGAACGTTATCAATGTTAAAGCTATTGATACGCATTGCTGCGTTAATCATTAAATCTATACTATGTTTTACTATTTTCAAATCCATAAGAAAAAAAATTTTTAGACAAGGCAACCGTGTTTATTAATATTTTTTAACATATGGGGGGGGTACCCCATTAAACTGATGTCAAAAATCAAAGATACCATCCTGCTTGCGGACTGCGTCCTTTTTGTTCTTGTCTATAATCTTTGCGTAAATTTGTGTTGTACTGATCTTTGTATGTCCAAGTAATTTGCTAACGGTCTCAATAGGTACGCCCAAACTCAGGTTTAATGTAGCTGCTGTATGCCGGGAGCAATGGAATGAAATCTTTTTCTTTATGCCGGCAGACGCACACCAGTTCTTCAGTTTTCGGTTAGAATTATCATTCTTTGACAGAGTAAAGATTAAATTTTCGTCAGATCCTGTTTTTTCCGGTAACCACTTCAAAGCCTCCATACTTACCGGAAAATCTTCATACCGTTTTGTTTTAATTACACGAAGTCGAAGAATAATTCCACCGTTATTATCTTCCCTGAGATCGCTCCAAAGCAAGCTCTTTACATCACTATATCGAAGTCCTACCAGACAACAAAAGAGAAATGAACGTTTTAACATATCGTCCTTACATGGGGTCGCCATTAGTTTTTTAATTTCTTCAATCGTCAAGAACTCCCTTTGCCCCTCTTCCGGCTTCGGCTTATCTGTATTATCCACTTTATCCAAAGGATTAATGACAATTATATCCGCTAACATAGCCTTACGGATCACCCAAGTAAATTTCTTATACAAATTGTATTGAGTGTTCTGTGAAAGAATTTCGTCTTTAGACTTTTTCTTGCTATTTTCATAATTGAAGTTGACAGCAGTACGAAGATACGCTATAAACCCTCTAACAAACTCAGTGTTCACCTTTGCAAAGGTTATCTTATCACCAGCATACGCATCTAAATGCTTCGCTAGAGAATGAAGTGTATAATAATAACTACGCTTATTTCCCGATTTTGCTAGTTGTTCATCTGCCAGATGTAAAACAAATTGAATCAGATTCATCTTTGATCTGGTAGTATTTGTTTTAAAGCCATGTTCGTTATTTTGCAGCTCTACGATCCGTTTAGCCT